ATGAGCGTGCCCTTCAGCAACTCCGACGCCGAACGCGACGGCTGGGGCGACGACAACTCGGAAGCCGAGCGCGGCGTCGTCCTCGCGGAGATTCATCGCGCAGAAGCCGACAACCTGCTGTTTGCAAAGCGCTGGCGCCAGGTCATGGCCCCGGACAGAGAGCCCTGCGACAAGTTCGAGGCGCTACGCCGCACGGCCCGCGCCGCCCTTGACGACCTGATGGAGGCCCGATGAGCGAGACAGCGACGGTCGAGGCGGAGCCGGAGGTAGCGGTCCCGCAGACACTCAACGAGGCGGTCCTTGCTGTGCAGGCTGAGGCGCTTGATCTTGATCTGCGTCGCGACGGGCAGGCCAAAGAAAAGTCCAAACGGACGGGAGACACACGCACTCGGCGCTACCTGGAGTACCCCAAGCTCCTGCGCCAACTCCAACCGCTGCTGACCGCGAACAAGCTGACCTGGATGACGTTCCCGACCACGACACCCGAGGGACGGCCGGCGCTTGAGTACGAGCTGACGTTCGTCCCAACCGGCGAGTCCAAGGGCGGAACGATGGCGCTCCTGCTGGATCAGCAAACGTCGCAGGCCCAGGGATCAGCCCTCACATATTCTCGGCGCTACGCCCTGCAGAACGTCCTGAACTTGACGCCTGATGGCGACGACGACGGTGAGGCTGCGTCTGCGCCTCCCCGTCCCGCGCCCGCAGACCCCGAGGCCCCGCTTCCCGAGGCGAGCGCCGACGCGATGCTCGAGGCGATTGCGGAGCGCGGACTGTCTGCGACGAAAGTGCTGGAGCGCGCGGGTGCCACCAACGAGACGCTGACGATCGGCGACTCCCGCAAGGTCAAGGCGATCCTTGATGCCCACGACGCCGCGCAGGGTGAGTCATGAGCGGGCTCGATGTCGTGCTGGCGATCTTGCTGTTCGGCGCGGTGCTGATGTTCGCGCTGAGCCTCTGCCAGTCCGTGCCTGCCGACGACGGCGAAGAACCCGAGCCGTGGGACGACCCGGACTACGAACCCGAATGGGACTGGCCGACGATCTTCGCGGAGGCGGACTTCGATGCTGCACTTGGCGAGGGCCGTCGATGACCTTCGAGCCGGTGTTCCTCGACGAGCCGCTCGGCGAGCGTGTCTCGATGTCGATGCTCAAGCACTACAACTCGTGCCCGCGGTCCGGCTACCTCTACGCCAAGCACAGGCGTGCGGGTGTGCAGACGGTCGAGATGGTGCGCGGGTCGGCTGTGCACACGATCAAGGAGCGCTCGACCCGCGCGTGGCTTGACTCTGGCGAACCGACAAAGCTCTCGCGGGAGACGCGGACCGAGGTCGTAAAGGGAATCGTCGCCGAGGTGTTCCTTGAGTTCCCGGTGCCAATTGAGGAGCACGACTACATCCGCGAGTCCGCGTATCGGTGGGCCGACCAGTGGCAGTTGTTCGACAATGAGCGAGTCGTCGGGCTGGAGACGCTGTTCGTGCTGGAGGTTGCGGGCTGGGTCGTGCGGTGCAAGGTGGACTTCGCAAGCGTGCGGACTGACGACACCAAGCACGTTCACATCGAGGACTACAAGAGCGGGAGGGGCGCGCCGCCATTCGACGAGATATCCCGCAAGCGGACCAACGGGACGATCGCCGCCAAGAACCTGCAGCTCATCCTCTACATGCTCGCGGTGGTGTTCGGGCGCCCCGTGGAAACGCGGATCGCGGATGGCCCCGTTGAGCTTCAGCATGGCGAACGCGCGATTAAACGCCTCGTCGACGACCCACTGACGGTTGAGCGCGTCGGCGAGCAGGTCGCCCGCGGCTGCCAAGAGGCCAGCGCCGATTTCGTGTTCCCCGGTGTGGAGGACAAAGACGGGCTGATGCTGCGGCGTCCCGTGACGCTGACCCGCCTGGAGATGCTGGAGTACCTGGAGTCGCTGGAGACGATCGTCAAGCGCCTCGCGGAGTCCGAGCGGACCGGCGACTGGCCGGCAATCGTGAGCGATCCCGGTTGCTCGGAGTGTCCCTGCTCCGCTGAGTGCCCGATCCCCGCTGAGCTGCGCGACCACGCCGGGACGATCAACACGCCCGAGGAGGCGCGCGAAGCTCTGCAGGTGCGCTATGTGCGCCAGATGCAGGACCGTGCGCTCGGGCGAGAGTTGCGGAACTTCGTCAAACGCCAGCCCGGATCGCAGCTCGCCTATGCGGGGAACCGCGTGGCGGAGTTCGCGGTCCGCGAGAGCGAGACCGTGAAGGACAAGGACGGGTTCTACGCCGCGCTGGCTGGCGGGACGCCGCTCGACGAGGCCCGCGAGACCTTCGTGCGCCTCTCCAAAGGGACGACATTCGTGGAGCGCGAGCTGACCGAGGACGAGATCGCCTGATGGGCGCCCCGCGGATCGACTGGCCGACCGAGAAGCGACTCGCCAAGAAGCGAGCCCGCATCCTCACGATGACCAAGCCCGAGGAGGTGAGCGTCGGAGTGTGGCTGTCGGCCTACCTGGAGCTGTTCCCGTCTGAGCGGTCCGTGAAAGCCGAACGCGAGCACCTGTCGATGCTGCGGACCTTCCGCAACACCCACGGCAAGACCCCCGTGTGCGAGGTGACGCCGCTGCTCGCGCAGAGCTGGGCGATGGAGCACCCCGGCCAGGTCCGCCACCTGTCCCGCGCATGGCGCAAGGCGGTCATCATGGGCGTGGCGAACGTGAACGTGTGGCGGCTCGTCACGCTGCCGAGGCGGACCGACGAGCGCCGGCGCCCGCCAACCGAGCTTGAGCTGCGCGGGATCCTCGACCGCTGCCAAGCCCGCGAGGAGACGTGGTGGCACTCGTTTGCCGACATGATCGAAGTCGCTGCGTACTCGGGCGCGCGCGAGGGCGGCCTGATCGCTCTGAGGCGTTCTGCGGTCGACCTGGGCGCGGGACGGATGATCCTGACCGAGAAGGGCGGCAAGACCCGCACGGTCGCTCTGTGCGGTCCTGCGCGCGAGGCTATGGAGCGTCGGATGGCCGACGCGTTGCCGCTGCTTCCACGTCCCGCGCGATGGCTCGTGTTCCGCAACCGCAAACGCTCTGCCCTGTCGGCGTGGACCGTGCAGGAGGCATGGCGGGAGGTGCGCGGTGACTTCCCGCACGGGTTCCATTCGCTGCGTCACTTCGCCGCAACGTGGATGCAGGCTCGCGGCGTCGATCCGCGGGACGTGGCGATTCAGCTTGGGCATGTTGATGCGGAGGGTCGCCCGTACGTGCGCCTGCAGGAGCGCGTGTACGTGCATCCCGATCCCGAGCTGGCGCTGCAGCGGATCGAGGCGGCGGTATGAGAGGCGAGACGTGTTTTCTCGCGCCGTTCTCCCGCAAACCGTGCGAAGGCGAGCTGCGGAAAATCCACCTCATCGAGAAACAGGCGCTCAAGCGTCGCGGACTCGATCCCTGGGATGAGGCGACGTGGGTTTGGGGCTGCGGTGGCGAATGGCCTGGAATCTCCGCTCACCACGGCGAGCTGGACTCGTACAAGCTGCAGATTCCCCCCGAGGCGCTGCCGGTGGCGCTCCTCAATTTTGCGCACGAGTTCGGGTTCATCCCTTACTTGGAACGTAGGTTCGGATACGAGCGAGCAGCATGAGGCGTAACTACAAGCTGCGGCCGTGGCATCGCTGGGAGTGCGTGACCCGCTCGCAGAGTGAGCCGATTGCTCTCGGAGGATTTACGTTCCGCTGGGCTGGGCTGCTGACGAATCGCATCTGCCCTCCCGTCTTCCGGCGGTACTGGCGCATTGAGAGGGTCGAGCGATGAGTCGCGGACTCGGCCAAACTGAGCTGCTCGACGTGAAGCCGTCGCGCCGGCTGATCGTCCCGCCTGAGCATGTGAACTGGTGGGGCGTGGACCCGTCGACTGTGCGGATTGCGCTCGCGACCATCGACCCGTGCGGGCGCCGCGGCGTCTCCCAGGAAGCGTTCTCTGGCGAACCCGGTGCAGAACGGCTCGCCTCGATCTACACGCGGACCTTCACGCTGGCCGCGCAGACGTCAGCGATCTTGCCGCCGGGCGTGATCGTCGTCGAGCAGCCGAGCGGAGCACGACCCAACCCGTCGCTCAGCTACGCCGTGGGTGTCATCATCGCGGCCCTCCACGCTGGCGTTCCGGGTCGTCCGCACGTCGAGATGGTCAGCAGTTCGCGGTGGAAGTCGATCGCCTGCGGGCATGGCGGGATTCGCAAGCCCAAGCCGACCTCGGGTGAGGAGTACGGAGTCCTGACCTGGGCCCGCGAGCTCGGCTACACGGGCTCAAGCTGGGACGACGCGGATGCGATGGGTGTCGCGGAGTACGGGCGCCGGACGTTCGCCTTGGAACCCCGATAACGAAAGGACAGCGATGCGTCGACGTAAGCAACAGGAGGAGATGGAGATCGCGGTGCATAAGCCCGCGTGTACGGAGGCCCAGGCACACCGCGCAGCAATCCTCGAGCGCTTCGAGCGGGCTGTGCAGACGCGGGCTCTCGCGATGGCCCTGCTCAACCGCGCAGAAGGCGCGGGCCGCGAGGCCATTCACGAGCACGACGAGGCCCGCAAGGCACTCCGCCGTGTGGCTGAAGGCGCGATCTGATGACTGCCCGGCCCTCTCAGCGAGAAGTGCTCAAGGAGGCGACAGGCGATGACTGAGCGAATCAGCGCGGAGCTAAAGGCGCTGCGAATGATTGAGAGCGCGCTCGACCCGCTCGACATTGCCGAACGCGATCGGGTTATCGCCTGGACTGAGGCTCGCTATAAGCCCAATCTCATCAAGATGCTGGCGGAACTTGAGCAGGCAGCTAACCCCTCAGTGCTCAAGGAGGCGACGAGCGGTGACTGATGGCGAGCGCGTTGCGGCGCGGTTCCACGAGGTCTACGAGCTGCTGGCACCGGACCACGGCTATACGACACGCCCTGAGAGCGCTGTGATGTGGCAGGACGTGCCGGAGCCGAACCGCTCGCTGATGATCCACGTCTGCGAGTTCCTGCTGCGAGAGCGTTGCATCAAGGTCGGTCCCGGCCTTCCTGAGAGCTGGAATCCGTCATGACCTCAGACCCCATAGAGCAACGCGGGACAGCTTTGACCCGCCCGACGAGTGCCAAGGCATGGGATCTCCGCTCAGCCTGGGCGACGGGTCTGCGCGTCTCAGTGAGCACCGACTTGTTCGACCATGAGCGCATCGAGGGAACGGTCAGCGCCGTCGCGGCGACCGATGCTCATGCGCGGATCGCCGGCCTACAGATCCCGCTTGACCGCGTCCTAGCCGTTCACCGCCCCTCACGACTAGGCGACAGCAGCTTCGACCCCAAGCAGGAACGCTGGCGAGGCCGCACACGCACCTACGAACCTCAGAAGGAGCGCCTGTGGAGCCCATAGAGCAACCGAAGGGAGCGAAATGAGCAAGATCGTGACAACCGAGTACGGCACCGTGCGAATCGTTGAGGATGGCCCTGGGCAGCACGCGATCCTTTTGGAAGTACCGGGCTGCGGGAAGATGGAGCGCCTTGGTGATGACCAGCTATCGGGCGATTTGTCGGTCAATCACGCGGCGTGGTGCGACTGGGCGATCTACCGCAAGAGCCAGAACGAACCCCCGATTGCCCGCTTTCGACTCCTAAAGGAATGCCGTGCATATCTGAATGATCACCCCGAGCTTTGGGTGCTCAAGGAGGCGATGGAGTCATGACGCTGCGCCACCGAGTAGCCGAAGGCGTGTGGGCCGCAAGCCGTGCGCTCAACCGGCTCGCTGAGTGGATCTGGAGGCACGCATGACCTCAGACCCCATAGGCGGCGTTTCACCGACCTTGCGAGAACTGAAAGATGAAATCTCCTTCCATCCCAGAAAGGGCACGCCGGAAGCCGAAAGGTCGTACGTGGGTGGCCTGAAATCCAGTGGGACGTCTCATGAGTGACGAGTACACGCTCCTAGTCAAATGGCAACGCGGGGACATCTCAACTGCGGAGTACGAGCGGCGGCTGGCGCGTCTGACCGAGCCTGACCCCAACCCAGAGGAGGCAGTAATGGAGGAGGAGCGGCAGGGCGGCAGCACTGTGACGATCGAGCTTCGCGAGGAGACGGCGGAATGGCTTGAGCGGCAGATGGGCGGCCGTTCGTTCTCGGAGTCCGAGTCACGCGAGGTCTGGCGCCAGCTTCGCGAAAACCTCTACGAGGAGAAGTTCGCGTGACACCTCCCAATGATGCGGAGGAGCGGGCGTGAGCGCCTACCACGAGCCGGAGCCTGGCGAATGGATCGAGCCCCGCGAGGACGGCTACAAGATGGCGTGCTGCGACTGCGGGCTGGTTCACAACCTCGACTTCCGCGTCGAGGACGGCAGGGCGCAGTTCCGCGTGTTCCGCAACAACCGCTCGACGGCGATGGTGCGGCGGCACATGAAAGCTAGGGAGGCACGACAGCAGCAGGAATACGAGCCAGCGACCCAGAGGAGGCAGTTAATGGAGGAGGAGTACGAGCGCGTAAAGGCGGCAATTGAAAACCGTGCAGCGGGAGTCTCGCCGATGATGGCTGTTGCGATGATGAAACCGAAAACACGCCATGCTGGTGCCCTGATTGATCGCTGGTTGAGGGAGTCATGAGCGACCAGCGCAACTTTGAGGAACGCGTGAAGGATCGCATCGAGGGCGAGGGCGGCATCCCTCGGTCCGAAGTCGTCTACTGGCGTTGCTCGCAGACGCCGCTTCCCTTCGTCGGTGCTCGGGTCACGCTGCCGGATGGTCGTGAAGGCCGCGTACTAACCGCGAAGCCTGCTGACGACAGGCGTGACACGAAGCTGACCGTCCGTACCAACAGGACCAACCCCCCTCCCAACCAACCCAACACAGAGGAGGGGCGATGAGCTACGACGACTTCGTAGACGACCCCGAGTGGGAGGCAAAGTATCGCTGGTGCGTCTACTGCAAGGCGGACTGCTGGGTCGATGATCCCGAGCACACCACAGAGTGTCCGACTAGCACGGGCGTCTTCCCAATCCGCGAGGGAGACAAGGACATGCTCTGCTGCCGCTGCAAAGCTCCGCTCAGCGACTCCTACATGCATATCGACATGGAGACGGGCGAGGTTGGCCCCACCAACAGCCGCGCCGTTCCGGTACTGGAAGTCGTCTGCATCGCCTGTGCGGGTCGTCAAGCATTGGAGGCCGATCTGAGTGCCTGATTCCAACCAACCCAACACAGAGGCGCCGGAGTTCTTCGTGCCGGTTGCCCTGACCAACCTAGAGGCGATAGCCGTGAAGTCGGCTTGCACCGCCATTGCGCTTTCGCATCCAGGCGGTCCGGTCGGGATCGATCACCCGTTGATGACTGCCGCACTAAAGGTCGAGCGCGACTGGCGTGAGGCTCGCGATAAGGCGGTGGCCGATGCCTGACCAACCCAACACAGAGGCGATGACGGGGGACGTCATTTGGAGCTGCAAGGCGTGTGGACCGCACCGAGAAAGTCGACAGACATGGTGTGGCGCAGGATGCGGCAGCGACTATCAACAGATGATCCCCTACGTCCCCAAGTCCCCCCAGCCCCCATCACCCCCCAGTGAGCCACCCGAGAGCGTCTACCAAGAACTCGCAGAAGCCCGAGCAGAAGCAAACGAGCTTGAAGGGGCATTGAAAGCAATTCGTGGACCGGAGGATCGTGGCTACTGGATTGAGGAGCACTACCGCCCTGCCGGTGGCGGGTATCAAGGGCTACAGGCCATTGCCCGTGCCGCCCTCACCGCCGCTCAATCCCAAGGGAGTCCAGGAGTGGCGGGGCGTCCGCGCGGAAGGTGAAGATCGAAGTGCAGGTAACAAACCCACAAGCTGATGGAGGAAACATGGACGGAACGGCTGTAGCTGAGCGCCCCGTGCGGGACAAGACTGACCTGACTGACCTGAATCTGACGCCGGAGGAATTGGGCGAGGAGGCCGCGGAGCGCGAGCGTGTGCTTGGCGGTTCCGACGAGGCCATCGCCTTTGCCCGCCAGAACGCCACGAAGGCCGCTCAGGACCGCCTGGAGGCCGAGGAGCAGGAGAAGGTCGTCGAGCTCAAGGCAGAGGCGGGAGAGCCCGTTGGCGACATGCCTCCGGGCGAGCCCCGGGACACGATGATCCCCCCGGACAAGCTGATGGTCAGCGGGACCGCCAAGGGCTCACACCGCAAGTGGAACGGCAAGGCACCCGGCATGGTCATCCTGAACGTCAAAGGGATGAAGATCGAGGTGCCCGACGGCGAGTTCAAGAAGGGTGAACGCCTGTTCTTCTCCGGCGAGGCCGTGATCGTCTCCGAAGGCGTCAAGGACAAGCTGGACAAGGACACGAAATCGGTGGTCGACGCGGTGCAGGAGCACTCTGCGGTCGTGTTGGACTTCGAGCTGCGGGACGACGAGTAGGCGTTGCACGGGCGGTGGTAACAATTAGCGCGTCTCCTGAATCTGTTACCACCGACCTGCAGTACGACCTGCCTGTCGCGTGGCGTGCGGCCCTCGCCTTCTGCCCGTATTGCAGCGCAGATGGCTGTGACTGGTGCGGCGGCAGCGGCAACCTGTTCAATCACCTGCTCGAGCGGACCTACGCGATGGGACGTGACGCGGGGCTAGACGCCATGCGAGCGCTCCATGCGGACCTCGTGCGGGCCGGGAAGTCGACCGCAGGGCATTCCGTACCCGCGGCCCAGCTCAAGGCGAGGCTGGGTCTGTGAGCGACGAGCCGCACGAGACCTCGCAGGAGATCAACGAACGGTTCCAGCGGGCGCTTGAGCGGTTGCGCCAGAAGTTCGACGACGAGCTACCGCCCGGCCAACTGACCATCGAACGCGAGGAAAGGCCGGAGCGATGAGCGCCCCCCGCGTAGCCGCGAAGCCCGCGAGCTCGATCCCGCAGCTCGCATTCGCACTCGGTTATCACCGAGACGGCGAGCTGCCCATGTTCGCCAATGGGACGCCGAACCCGACACGGATGCTCCCGTGCAAGGACATCGTGCGGTCCGGGCACCACCTGGCTGAGATGGCGGCGCGTTTGGACCTTGAGGAGTCCGCCGAGGTCTGCATCGGGCTCCCGCTCATCGGCGGCTACGTCTACTCCGTCACGGTCTTGCATGTGTGGGTGAAGGGATCGGATCAGCTCAAGCGGGCCGCGCGCTTTACGCCGGCGCCGTCGATCGTGCTGAAGATGGGCGCGGGATCTGAGCGGCTGATGCTGTGGGTGCTCAAGAAGCCCGTGACGACGACGATTGCCGAGGTCTACAACTCGCGGATTGCCTACGCCCTGCATGCGCCGCGGACCCGCGTCAAGCCCGAGTCTCTGCGCGTCCCGATGCCGGGGACGTTCCTGCGTCACGGGCGCTCAAAACCTGTACCCGTGCTGCTTACGCGGCTGCACTTCGAGACGGGTCTGCACTTCGAAGCGGTCGCCGGCGAGCTGCGCGATCCGCCACCTAAGGATGCGTGGAAGAACCGCAAGGCAGCATAGCTTTCCATTCGAGACGAGGTAGAGGAGGAGCAGATGGCTAAGGCAGCGCTGGGCGAGATGCAACTGCTGGTGTACCGGGAGTGTCCGTGCGGTCGATGGTGCGCGACGGCGGAGAATGGCTTGGCGCCGATGTGCGACGCCTGCGGTGGCTTCTACGTGCCCGGCGGTGGCCGGCGCGAGGGTGAGCCGCAGTTCGGAAACTCGTTTGGCGAGTCGCGACGGTTGCGCAGGCTGGCCTTCGTGGGGTTCCTGACGCTTGAGATGGGAGCCGTGAAGACGGTTGCGAAATGGCAACGACTGCTCGGCCTCACTTGGGCGATGGAGATCGACGGCGAGAAGGAGTACGGGCACTATTTGGAGCGCGCGGAAGAACCGGGACGTCGATTGCTCGCCACCGAGACTAAGGCCGCTTCCGACGAGATCATTGAGGCCAAGAAGCGCTACCCGCGAGGCCGCGACATCGAAGAAGCCGACAAACCGGCATAGCGTCCGTAGCGCGCTTCACCCTCCGCCTCCCGGCAGAGTGCCGATGGTCGCGGCAGGCTGATTCACACCGCGACGTACGGGGCGATCTGAGGGTCGCTCGTGTCTCGTGAGGAGGTTTGCCTATGCGGCGCTATTGCGTGGCGGTGGGGACGTTTCTGGCGCTCTGTGTGGCGCCGGCTGTAGGACAAGCAGCTCAATCGAAGTGCTCACAGCGCAGTCCGCGGGCTTGCGTGGAGTGGGTGATCCGTCAGGAGCGGATCAGAGAACCCGAGAAGCATTGGCTGCGCTCGATACCGGGATGCGAGTCGAGCTGGGAGCCGTGGCAGATCAGCGGCCCGAACGAGGGCCTCTATCAGTTCAACGTCTCCACCTGGGCGACGACGCCGTATGCCTCGCACAGCCCGCTCAGCGCCTATTGGAACACCCGTGCGGCGGCCTGGGGCTACCGACACCTCGAACACGGCAAGTACGAATGGGCGTGTACGGGGATACTCGGGCTGGGCTGAAACGACTGAATCCGCAAGGTGGGGAGCACGCTTGCGGATTCAGTCGGAAGGGTGAGTACCCTCCGCGGCACTGTGAATACCACCCGGCAATTTAGCTGATGCGCTCCCCGAACGGGAGAGCACCACCTTGTTACCTCGTCGCGGATCGTGGAATGTCATCCACGGGCGCACACTAGTCGCGGGCCTGAAACCCCGTGGCGAGCGGATGGCGCCCCCACCAACGTCAGGGGGGCGGAGGCCTCGTAGCCCTATGAAGCGCGTCTGGTTGTACCGGAGCATGGTCCGGGACGGACACCGCGGCGTGGAGGGTGATCGACCTCGTACTGACAGGAGACCGTCTCCGTCGATGCGAAGTCAAGTCTCGTTTCTTCAAGAGGCTTGACCTCACCTGTCCAGGGAAAACCGAACTCCCTCGATACAAGACGATTCAACGAAAGGAAGACATCATGAGCATGAAAGACAGATTGGACGCGGGAAACGCGGAGGCTTGGAAGCCTGCGCCGAACGACGAGCTGATCGGGAAGGTCGTCGGACTCAGCCGCAGAACGACCGAGTGGGGGCCGTATCAGATCGTCACGGTCCAGCGGGAGGACGGCTCACGCGCGGCGTTTCACGGCTATCACACCGTCGCCGCCAACCTCCTCAAGGACGAACAGCCGGGCATCGGCGACGAAATCGGCATCCGCTACCTCGGCAAGGTCGACGCGCCCAATTCGCAGTACGGCGGCTACCAGGGCTACACGCTAGTCGTCGATCATCCCGACGGCTGGGTGCCGTCGATGACGCCCGACGATGAGGAGGACGTGGCTGCGACACAGGCTGCCGTTGAGGTTGAGACGGACAAGCGCGACGAAAGTATCCCGTTCTAGGTAACAGATCCGTTGAAAGCCGAAACTGTTACCACTGGTGCGCTCCTCGGTCCGGTCCGCCGAGTGCTCCACGATGCACCGATGGACGACGACAATCGCCGGGAGCACCGCTCAATCGAGGAGCGGCTTGAGGACATCGAGAATCTGCTGCTCCGGCTTCTAACCCAGGAGGAAGACATGGCTGCAAACCAGAGTGCAGAGGCACAGGCGCTACAGGCCGCGATCGACGCGCTGAACGCCGAGATCGCCGACACGTCCACCGTCGACGACGAAATCGTTGCGGAGATCAAGACGCTGCAGGAATCGCTCGCCAAGGTCGAACCCGTCTCGCCGGAACAGGTCAACGCGGTCACGGCGGCAACGACGTCGCTCGCGGCGCTGACGGCGAAGCTGAAGGGTACGGTGCCCATCGCGCCGGTGCCGCCCGTCGAACCAGCACCGCCAGTGGAAACGCCGCCCGTAGAAGCGACGACGCCTCCGGCAGAACCAGCTCCAGGAGAAGCAGAACCAGTTCCAGGAGAAGCGACGCCTCCGGCTCAAGGTGGTACCACCCCGACGCAGTAGACTTGCGGACACGGGTTGTGTTTGGGTAGGGCGAAGGGACGTCGAGAGGCGTCCCTTCTGCTGTCCGAGGAGTAGTTCACTCTCCGCCGCATGGCGTCGATCACCTGCACGCGTTCGGACATCTTCCCGAACACGACCGCCGTGAAGGCGTACCCGCGGACCGGGGCTCACATGGGCCAGACCGGCCCTCCGGCTGGCATCAGCGCCGGCGAAGGGACGATGACCTCGGGGACGTTCACGATCGAAGGCCTCACCGCAGGCGCCGAGTACACGCTGTACGCCGAAGTCGGCGGGAAGGACGCCTATCTGGCGGTCCAGGCGCCCGCGTCGACGGCACTCACTGTCGCCACCGGCCAGCCGGGCCCGTCGCTGCAGGGGCTACTCGCGCAGAGCTTCGACCCCGCGACGACGGCAGTCGGCAACAAATTCAAACTGACCACGGCGGGCACGCTCTACAAGGCGCGAATCCCGGTGAAGGAAGAAATCACGGTCAGCAACGTGCTCTTGTACGTCGTCAAAGAAGGCGCGACGCTGACGGCGCTCGAAAACTTCCTCGGGCTGTTCGCTGAAGGAACCCGCAAACTGATCGCTAACGCCACGGCGGCGGAAACGATCGCGGCGTTCGAACATGCGCCGGGGATCGTGACGGTGCCGCTGGTGGCGCCGGCTGTGATCGGCCCGGGCTACGTTGACTTCGGCGCCTACCACAAAGGCACGACCGCGCCTGAACTCCTGACGGCTGCTGCGGCGACCGCGGGGATTCTCAGCTCGGGGCAGACGAACGCGAAGCTGCGGGCCTCGAGCGCAGACACGGGCCTCACTACGGCGTTGCCGGCGACGATGAACGCGACGCAGACGGCGCTCGCGGCGCTTCTGTGGGTCGGACTGTCCTAGCGTGTCCGTGCAGGTCAAACGGTCGGATCGGTTCCCTGTCGGTACGTCTGTGGGTGCCTATCCGTGGCAGGGGCGCCACATCGACGCCAAGCCTGCAGGGACGGCGTTCGAGACGGAGACCGTGGACGCGAGCGGGACGCTGACCTTCACGACTCTCGCTGGCGGCGGCGCGTATGACCTGTACGCCGAAGTCTCCGGTGCCAACCGCAACGTCGCAGTCTCGGACTCCGGATTCACACCGCTCGGGACGCTCAAGGAACGGATCAAGGCTCGTCAGGAAGCCGCAGGCGTGTGAGACCGCTGTAGGTCACGATGGCGGAAGTAGAACTGCATCCGGATAGTCAGGCGTTCCCGCCGGGAACGGCCGTCAAGGTCTTCCCGCGGGTCAAGAACTCGCCATTCCCGCTCGAAGGGCAGCCGCTCGGGACCGAACTGGAAGAAGCGACGGTCTCGGCCGCCGGCGTCCTCACGGTCAAAGGCGTCACGGACGAAGATCCCTACATCGGCTGGAGTCACCGCGGCAACACGGACTACTACATAACGTTCCTCGTGCCTCCCGCTGGGAGCTCGACCGGAACGACCGTCGCCGAAGTCGAAACGCTGATCTCCGAAAAAGCCGTCAGTACCGTCTCGCCCGCCCTCACGGGGACGCCCACTGCGCCGACAGCTGCCAAAGGCACGAACACGACGCAGCTCGCCACGGCGGCCTTCGCGCACGTCGCAGCGGCGGACGCTGAAGCTGCCGCTGAGCTGGCGTCGGCGCAGCGCGCGTCGAACCTCTCTGACCTCGCCTCGGCTGCGACCGCGCGCACGAACCTCGGACTCGGCACGGCCGCGACGACTGCCGCCACCGCCTATGACGCATCTGGCGCAGCCGCGACCGCGCAGGCGGCTGCGGAAGCCGCAGCGAAAACGCTCAGCACCGACTACGTCCTGCGCACGATCGCGGTCCCTGGCGGCCAAGCGCCGGGCAACGAACTGCTGGCAGAGTGGAAGATCAAACTGCACGGCACCGAAAAACGCACGATCGTCTCGGCGCGCATCCGCACCGTGTCGGGCACGATCACCGTGGCGATCACGGGCGGTGAAACGGGCGTCACGGAAATCCCCGCGTACGCCGCGCTGAAAGGTGCCTCGACTGCGGAAGTCGTCGAATCCGAACACGCGCTCGCGGACAAAGACCGCGTGACGGTCACGAGCTCGGCCGGCTCAACGCCCAAAGGGCTGTTCATCGACATCTGGGAAAAGGTCGAAAAGTAGCCACGTATGGCCCTCCTCATCGGCCAGGAAACGGAAGGAACGGAAGGCGAAGTCGGCCAGGCCACGGAAAAGGCCGTCGCGTGCCAGTTCAAAGCACTGAAAACCGCGACGCTCACCGCTCTGCACATCAGGTTCTCAGCTAACGGCACAGGCACAAAATCCCGCATCGCCATACAGGCCGATGAAGCGGGGAAACCCAAAGTGGGCGTCCTGGGCGAAGGGGAACTGAGCTCCAACACTGCGGGCGAACATGAAGTCACGGGCCTCAGCGTTGAAGTAGTCGAAGGTACGACCTACTGGCTGACGGTCCTGCCTCTCGGCGGTTCGTTGAAATACAAACCCGGCGCGACCACGGCCCGCAGGCTGGGCACCGTCGCCCGCCTGACGATCGCCACAATCGAAGCGGCTGACTGGGGTACGTCGCTCAGCAAAGGCCCTATCGCAATCTGGGGCACGGGAGCTGAAGAAGGCGGCACCACGGGTCACGTCGTCATGGTGGCCTGAAGTGCCGAGCACCTTTAACCTGACCGCCTCGCCGACGTTTCCCCAAGGTACGAGCCTCACGGCCTACCCACGGGCCTTCTGGGGCGGTCCGTGGGGCCCGTCGCTCGGGCAGGTACCGCAGGGCGCGGGCTCGATTTCAGCGACCGTCGACGCCCACGGCTTCGCGCTCTTTGAAGGACTTGAAGCGGAAAAGGAATATGCCGCCGGTGCGCAGATCGGCGGGGTATGGCGCTGGATAACCTTCAGGGCGCCGGTGACCCCACCTGGCGGCGGCGGCGAAGTCACGACCGCTCAGCTGAACACCGCCGTTGCGACGGTCAACACAGCCATCGTCGAAGCGGGCTACGTGCCGAGCTCGACGAAGGCCGCGAACTTCACGCTGGCGCTGGCAGACATCGGCAAGAGCCTGGACTGCACGAAAGCGTCAGGCGAACAGACGGTGACGATCCCGCTCCACGCCTCGGTGCCCTTCCTCGATGGCGCTGTCATCCCGATCACGCGCGTCGCGGGCGCAACGCTCCTGATCGTGCCCGAAGCGGGCGTGACGCTCCTGCCCACCGCGGCGAGCTACACGATCTCCGAAGCTGGCCTAGGCGTCGTCCTGCGCAAACGCGGCGCCGGCGATAACTGGGTGATCGCGGGGTCCTGGGAATGAAGGGCGCGGTTCTGCTGGAGGCGGGGCGCCGCCGCCGACGGCCGCATCCAAACGCCGTCCTGTCCGTCGGGTCCAACGAAAGCGTCAAACTCGGCACCGGCTGCAAGGCGGCCTTCTTCACGTCCACGTTCCAGCACGTCGAGGCGATGACAAACGTGCAGCAGGTGCTCAGCCCCACGGGCGGCGGCCCGACCTTCCTGCACTACGACGGCTCGATGTCCTCGATGGGTGTGGCGCCCGGACTCGGCTACCACACGAGCCCGAAGGAACAGTACCAACCGGAACATCCAGCGCCGATCACGGGCGGGCGCTACTACCACAAAAAATACGTCACTCGCTACAAATACGAACTGCCTGACGGTCCCGTCGGCCCGGAACTGATCGACGGCTTCGGGCGCATCCTGATCCCGGTCGCGTCGCTCGCAATCGGAACCTCCTCCGACACGTACGCCGTCACACGCTCGGGCTGCGCGCTTGCCTGGGGGCTCAACGTCTACGGCGATCTGGGCAATGGCTTCTCCTCTAGCGAAAACTGGATTGCGAGCGCCAAATCGGCGCAGTACCCGCAGTTCACTCCGGGCTTCGTGCTGACGGGGCCGGGTCCGAAACTGCTCAACTCCTTCGGCGCCCAGGAAGAAGGCGAAGGTGCGGATGGCAAAGGCGGGGGCGCCAACGTCCTCAAAGGCGTCGTCGCGATCGCCGCGGGCTGGCGCTTCGCGAGCTTCCTTGTCGGCAGCGGCCATGTCTACCTCACGGGCAAGCCTGTGGGCGAATCGCAGATCCGCTTTGCGACCCTCGATCCCGTGCTCGAGGCCGCCTTCGGGTCGCTCCCCGGCAAGCCCATCGCCATCGCCGGCGCCAACAATGGCTGCCTGCTGCTGCTCGAAGGCGGCAAAGTGGCCTATGTCGGGCCGGACAAGAACTTCATGTCGGGCACGGAAGAACATCCGGGCTTCGGCGAACCGCGTTTCCTGACCTATCCCGAAGAAGGCGAAGGCGGCGGCCCGCTCGAAAACGTCACCGCCGTCGCCGTGACGGAAAGCTCCTGTTACGTGCTGAAAGAAGGATCGGTGTGGGGGTGGGGGATGAACAACCTCGGCCAGCTCGGCCTCGGGCTGCCCTCGCACAAACTCGTCGTCAACGCGGAAGGCGCTCTCGAAGAAGCGCGCAACTACGTGCAGTTCCCGACGCGCATCCAGCTCGACTCCGAAGGCCACGCGCTGGACAACGTGGTCGCGATCCACGGCCACCCGTATCGCACCGGTGGTGGCTCCACGGGAGACGACTGCTTCTCGATGCTGCTGTCCGACGGGACGATCCGTGTGTGTGGGGGCAACTACACCTACACGGGCCAGGGGAGCGCGACGGGCGCTCCGACTACGGCCGGCTGGCACGGGATAGGACAGATCGGCGATCGGAGCACGGAAAACCGCGCGACGCCCATCAATCCCGGCCTCTCCGGCGTTGTGTTCATCGCCGGCGGCGGCGAGACGGCGATGGTCATACAGGAGCCCGGAACGCCCGGCGTCCCAACTTTGCAGTTCAGCTACGAGAAAGGCATCTTCACGGCAGAATGGCTGACCCAGGAAGGCACGCCAGGCACACTGCCGTTGTGGCGTGAGGAACAGTGGTGGAGCGTCGTGCTGAAGGAACCGAGCGGGACGACGGGGACGCTTATTCTGACCTCGTTCACGGGTGCTCTCGCCAACACGGTCTCAGGGTCTAACGAAGTAACGGGGATGATCGAAGCGGCGACGGGTCGTATCCCCGTCGGCACGGGCATCAAGGGCTCCGGCATTCCGCTCGGCGCGGTGGTCATCGAAGTCAAACCGACGGCGCTGAAGCTGAGCGTCAAAGCGACCGCAACCAAAGCGAGCGTCAACCTCACGCCGTCGCTGGGCAAAGACGTCGGCAAGGTCGGATCGAGCCGTTGGCGCTCGTGGTCGTGTCCCGTGACACTCGCTCCGGGCGAATATCTGGTGGAAATCGGCGGCGAACAACTGCGCCAGGTGTTGCTCGAACAGGCCAACGGGGAAGGCGCACACTTCACGTCCGCCGGCGATATGCGACTGCGGACCGCCCTGACCACGAGCGGCGCGATCACGGCGTTGTCGACAGAACCGATCGAGGCCGCGCTGGCAAGTGGTGCCGAAGTCGCCGTCGGCGCGACGACGACGGAAACGATCAAAGGCGTGCTCACGTCCGTCACCAAGCGCCAGGTGTTCGTGCTGACGGCCCCGGCGGCCAAAGGCGCCACGTCCCTAGCTATCCAGTCCATCGTGCCGAACTTCGCCTACCCCGAAGGCTCAGTGGTCGCGGGCCCGAACACGGTCACGGCGACATGGGGGACGCCCAATCCCTCCGAACCGAGCCTGATCGTCGAAGCCCGTCGTGCGGGAACCTACCCAGGCAAGTCGAGCGCGTCGTGTGCCACGAGCGGGCCGATCCTCGCGGGCGAAACGGTGACGGTCATTGAAGTTGAAGAACTCGAAGAACGGATTAAGGGCAAGGTCACGCTGGAAAACGAAGAAGGCGAACAGCAGACGTTCGTGCTGACCAAAGTGGGCAACATCGGCGACAACGAACTGCGCGTGTCCCCGGCGGTCGCTACGGCCGATTTCACCGAAGGGGCGTCTATGCGCGAAGCGCTGGGACTGAGCTCGGCGTTGGCCACGGCGGTCAATGCGGGGATCACGATCACGCAGATCGAGATCGAAGCCGCGAGGGAAAACCTGCCGCCGGGCACGCTGCTGACGCTGCAGAGCCCTGAACGGGAAAAGACGCTGATCACGACGGCCGAAGTCGCGAAACCGGCCAAATCGACCATCAGCACGGCGATAGTCAAAGGCGCGACCGTGACGACCATCGCCATCGAACCCGCCTTCCGCGGTTTCTTCGGGCAGATCACTGTCGAAAACCTCGCCAAAGAAACGCAGGTGTTCACGATGACGGCGCCGGCCAACGGGGGCGACACCGTTGTCCACGTTGAATCGGTGGTCGCCGCGATCGAAATCCCGCTGCTGAGCCACATCACGCCGCTGACCTCCATCATCCAGGTCGAAGCTGCGAAACCGACGACGACCTACCCGATCGGCTCTCCTGTGTTCGGGGCGGTGGTCACGAGCGCGCGTCTCACGGCTCCGCTGTCGACAGCCAGCGCGATCACGGCCATCTCCGTCGAACCGCTGCAGGTAGCTCTCGCAGCCGAATCGCTGATCACGCTGAACACGAAAACCTTTATCAGCGTCCGCCTGTCCTCCGGCCTCTCCGAAGCGTCGGCGATCACGAGCCTGCCGATCGAAGCGCTGGAATCCCCGCTGCCCTCGGGCGCGCTGATCACGTTCTCGGTGACGACGGTCGAAGGCGAAACCGTCACCACGAAAACACAGACCTTCACGACGACCGCAGCCGCAGCTGCAGGCGCGACCGCGCTTGCTGTCGCGTCGCTGAAACCGGAATATCCGTACGTGGCCGGCACGCTCGCCCAGACCGCAACGCGCCTGCCATCGTTCCGGCAGACGTTCAGGCTGAAAACAAGGGCCGAAGAAGGCGCGACCAAACTGGTCGTCGAAGCGCTCAAACCGAACTTCGCCTACCCGATCGGCACGCTTGCGTTCCCAGCCCAGCGCGAACTCTGGCGCCGGGTGGCCGAGGTTCCCGGTGGCGCGACATCGGTGACGTTCCCGATGCCCGAATCGTGGAGGGGCGTATCAGGCACGATCAACGCGCACCTAAGCTCGGCCCTCTCCACCGCGGCCGCGATCACGGCGCTCCCGATCGATCCACTGGAAGCAGCGCTCCCCATCGGGGCGGAAGTGACGGTCATGACTCCGGAAGGCTCGACGCAGACGTTCGTGCTGAGCGCCGCGGCTGTGAAGGGCGCGACGACGTTGGCCGTCAACTCGCTGAAACCGAACTTCGCCTACCCCGAACACACGCAGATAGCGACTAACAACCTAGACATCGAAGTGCTCGTCAAAGGCGGCTTCGGCGGTACGTTCGGTCGCGCCGCCACTGAGGGCACGACCAAGACGACGGGCAGCTTCGCCGGCGGTGCGCTGCTGCACCCAGGCGTTCGGTGCGCGGGCACCTTCACGGTCTCCTGAGACGCACAGAGGGCCGCGCTGACGCTCTCTGCTGGGCGCATTGGCCCGGTAGCATCGAAACGCGTCCGAATCAGCCGTAATCGTCCGCCAAACCGTGACGAAGTGGGACACCAAGTGGTCGGACGAACAGCGCAAGGCGATCGTCCGCGCGTTCATCGACCTACGGATTCGCCCGATGACGAAGATCACGCGCATGGCAGCAGCTGGCGAGCTGTCCGCTGACGCCGGCGCCGATCCGCTCCCAGGCTTCGACATTCCGTACGGAACGGTCGTCTCAATCGGTCGCACAGCGGAAAAGCGAGCACGCGGCGAGAACATGCGCCCAGCACTCCGCGCAATGCCCGCTCGAGACCGCGCCGAGGACATGCAGAGGCGCCTAACCTCGATCCTAGATCGTGAGCTCGAACGGATCGAACTGGCGCAGCGCAAACGGCCGAAAACGCCCGCGGATGCTGAGCAGATACGCAAGGTCGTACGTGCCATGCGCGAGCTCGCAACGCTGCCAGACTTCGAGGAGAAGCGCCTACCCAAGGTACTGGGCGAGCGTGCAGACGGCCGCGCTACTGAGGGCCCGAGCCGTGACAGTCTGGCGGGCAAGCTGCTAGCGGCATCGGATCAGAGCATGAGTCCGTCGACCCGCACCCAAGCGACTACATACGGAACAGAGCGACAGACGGAAGATCCACCACGACGCGACGAACAGACGCTGCGAGCGAACGACGTCGAACAGAGCGACGACGTGGACGGTGGGGACGACGACGCCGGCTTATCACCACACGAGCCGATCACGGGCCTGGCGTCCGATGGTGTGCTCGTGTCTGCTGCTCCCACTGTGTGACTGCTGTGTGACGCGCACGAGCGTAGATGTACGTTTATACACACACACAACACAGTGCTTACGCTCAGTGACCATCGCCTACCACTGCCATTGCCCACGCTTTCTGACCTTCGGAAAGATGAAGGTTTATACGTGCATGGGGTAGGCCAAATCTGAGACGATCGAGCCCCGGGCACCCCGTGGATTGTCTGCGGTTCCATAGCCTCAAATGAGCCTCGGTCCCACGTGAACAACGCCAAGGATCGCCCACATCGCCACAACGCCCCGAGCGTGCTGTAACCTCTCCCACATCGGGCATAACGCGTGAAGGGTATGTAGCCCCGGTTCCCCCGATAACGCAGGGCGGAGTACCGTTTCACCAAGTTTTCCACTCGCCGCACTCCCCGCGCTAGCCAGCCCGAAAAGGGCTCCGAGGGACCAGAAGGTAACGAATAAGCCGTTGGCGGGATGTGTTACCTTGCGGGGATGGACGCCAAGCAGGTGAATCTGAGGCTCCCCGCGGAGCTGTTGGCAGAGGTGGAGCGGGTGCGTGGGCGGACTCCGCGCAATACGTTCCTGACGTCGGCTGTGCAGAGAGCGCTTGCGGACTATGAGCCGCCGACCCCGATCGAGACTCGGCCGACTTCGGTGCGGGCTCCGAAGGGCTGTCGGGTGGTTGGAGTGCCGGCGGAGGCGCGTGGGCTGTGACGCTCTCGCGGCCCTGCGCGGCATGCAACGCTGAGGTCGGCGAGGACTGCGTCGAGATCGACGACATGGGTGAGCGTGTAATGCCGGTCACGCCAGTGCCGACCCACCTTGCCCGCTCCTGTCTGGGCGACTGGCTTCGCGACGCGTCCCGCGGTGAACTCGTCGCGCGCTTGCATGAAGTCGAAGCGAGACTGGAACGGCGCCCGTGACTACTCCGCGCGAAGATGCCGTACGCCTGATCGAGACGGGTGCGCTGACGCGTGAGCGGGCCTTGACGGCTGAGCAGCGCGAGGCGCGGCGCAAGCAGAAGATCCGCCAGGAGTTGATCCAGGGCGGTATCAAGCAGCCGGCGAGCGGGATCTTCGGGAAGGTGAAGTGAGTGATGGCCGAGAAGCTTCCGCCGGGAGAATGTGTGATTCAACTCCCGCATCTAGGCTGGGTGCCCCTCGATGAGTCCTCCCGCCGGTATCTAACCGCGGGCGGCAAGCCGTGGGAGGCGACAGAGGTGCGCGCAAGCGGGGACCGCACCGCCCGCTAGCCTGCCGCGCATGGGACTACTGGTAACAGTGCTGGTGATCGTGATCCTCGTGCTGCTCGTGATGTTCATCGCCAAGCGCGTATGAGACGGGCGGTTGCGATCTGGCGAGAGGGTCCGGGACTCCCGTGGCCGCAGTTCGTCTACGGGGCGCGCTCTCACAGCTATGACATCGGCCCTACGGACTTCACTGTGCTGATCGGGTTTCAGTGGCTTGGTCGGACGCGCGGCCTCGAGATATGCAACGCAAAGCTCTACGCGTTCGTTGAGCCGTATCTGCTGGCCCACGCTAGCGAGCGGGTCGCCTCCGAGGATCTAGCCGTGTGGGAGTCTGCAGCGCTGTGAGTCGGGAGGCTGTCGTGGCCGTTACCAACGCCGCGGCAGAGATCGGAAGGAAGCGCGACGTTATCCAGCGAGCACAGGTGAACGTGCGCCGCGACGTCATGGAGTTGTTGCCTAGGGCGGCTGAGGCCGGGATATCCCTAAGCGCTCTCGCCGACCTCACTGGCATTTCCCGGCAGACGCTCTACGCGTGGATCAGAGCGGATCGCCGCTGATTCACCCTCCGCCCCTCGCGCTACTCTCGGCGCCATGTTCCAGATCGGAGGCCGCTGATGGGATTCGTGGTGCTGAACGGGCTGTATGAGCCCGGAACGTCAGTCTCACTGTTTCGCGTGAAACACGATGCCCTCCACGCGGGCGCCGGCGAGCTGGTGGGTCGGCGAGCGGTCGACGCTCAGGGTCGGCTCGGCTTTGACGGTCTCAACGAGGGCGATCGGTTCATCGCCCGCGGGACAGACACTTACGGGAATCCGCTGGAATCCCGCTGTAGGACGATCGTGAAGGGCGAAGGTACGGAACTCGCTCAGTCCCCGATCTTGCCGGTACCGCAAAACGTCGGTACCCAGGAAGCCAAACCGGTGAAGGCGCCGCTTGGTGAACCTGGAGCGATCTTGCAGTCCGGCGTGCCTTCTGGCGTGCCGTCAGACGTGGCTCCGGCCGCGTAATCCACGCTAGGAGGTAACAAGAGACATGGCTGCTGCTGCCAAACACGTACAGCTGACGATCACGACGAAGATCCCGATCGGTGGCAACCGCGCGATCTACTCCGGGACTGCCCTCGGCGGGATCGAATACGAAACGGGCGGGACGTCGCTGGAAGAAGAACCGACCAACAGCCGCTTCAAATGCCCCGAACGGTGGGACAACCTGTCGATCCAGGGCGGCCTGCTCTCGCAGTTCGTCGCCGCGTCGCAGAAACTGAAGCTGCTGGCGGTCAACACCGTCACGGCTAAAAAATCCGGTCTCGTCGAGTTCGAAACGGCGGAAACGATGGCAACGCTGATCCCAGCCGGTACGCCGTTCTGGGGCATCGGATTGCAGTAGGTCATGGCCCCAGCGGCGCGGGTTGCTCGGATACAGGAGCAGCTGAAGTACGACACGCCGTTCTGGGCCGGAGGGTGTCGAAGAACGCAAGCGGGCTGGCAGATGCCGGCCCGCGATGCGTTTAAGGGCTGCGCGAAGATTGTCAACAAGAAGGCCCAGCTTGTCACGATCGTCCCCAACCCGTGGCAGTTGGAGTTCGACGACATGCTCGAGGCCCAGAGGTCTGCGGGCGTGCCGGTGCGGGCGCTCGTGCTCAAGGCGCGCAAGCTCGGGTTCTCGACGTGGGTGGCGCTGAAGTTCATCCAGCGGGTGACGCAGATCGAGTATCTGCGGGCGGTCGTGGTCGCCCAGGACGTGAAGACCGCGGGGATCATCTTCGACATGGCAAAGCTCTGCCACTCGCACCTGCCGACGATCGAGGAGCTCGGCGTGGGGTTCTCGATCCGCCCCGACATCATCGGCGAATCCAACTCACTCGGGCGCAAGTACATGGAGTTCGGCGAGGGCTCGCGGCGGCTGCGCCAGAACGGTCGGACCGGCAACTCGATCTTCGAGATCGACACGGCGGGTTCCCCGGAATCGGGACGCGGCTCGACCCCGCACCTGCTCCACCTCTCTGAGGTCGCGCGCTGGGAAGGCGGTCAGACGACCCGCAAGATGCTCTCGCTGCTAAACGCCGTCCCGTATGAGCTTGAGACGATCGTCGTGCAGGAGTCGACGGCGAACGGGATGAACCACTTCTGGCGGCGTTGGGTGAGTGCCCGCGACGGCGCCGAGGACCCCGATACCGGCGAGACCTACGTCTGTCTGTTCGTGCCGTGGTGGCGCGATCCGCTGGCGTCGAACCCGTTCGCAACGGCCGACGACCGCGAGCGCTTTGCAGAGACGATCAGCGATACGTCGCGCTACGGCGAACTCGTGGAGGACGAGGCGATGCTGATCGAGGCGTACGGCCTGACGCCCGAGCAGCTCTCGTGGCGCCGCATGATGATCCGCACGCAGCACGAGGGAAGCGTCGAGCTGTTCAACCAGGAGAACCCGCACTCCGACGAGGCGGCATTCATCGGGTCGGGACGGACGGTGTTCGGCGGAATCCTCGTGACGCGGGCGATCAAGGGCGCAGAAGCCGCGCCGGAGCCCGTCACGGGGACGCTACGACCCGCGGAAATGTACGAGAGGCGGTCCCGTGCCGGTACGGTCAACGTCCCGCAGACGGCGCTGTGGGTGCCCGGTGAGGACATGCGACCGGGTGAGCCGGCGCTGCGCGTTTGGGAGCATCCGAAGAAGGCCGGCGACGAGTGGCCCGACGAGGTGGTAGAGGAGGAGCGGATCGACGGGGCGTACGTGGTCGGAGTCGACGTCGCGGGTGGCGAAGCCAACACGTTCACGCAGGGCGACTACCACTGCATCCAGGTCTTCGACCACCGCTCGCACGCCCAGGTGGCCGTCCATGCGTCCCGGATGCCGATCGAGGAGCTGCCGCTGTTCGTGCTGGCCGTGGCGCTCTACTACAACGAGGCATGGCTGGCGGTTGAGGTCAACAACCACGGGATCGCGATCGTCGACCCGTTGCAGAAGACATACCGCTACAAACGCATGTACCGCCGCAAGCGCTTCGACGTGGTCCGCAACGAGGAGATGAACAAGGCGGGCTGGGCGACCGATCAGGTGTCAAAGCCACTGATGGAGGGGACGTTCGCCGCGGCGCTCTCAACCGGGACTGCGGGAATCCGCGACATCCGCACCGCGCGCGAGCTCTCGACGTACGTGATTACCGAAAAGGGCAAGCACGAAGCCCAGGAGGGCGAGCACGACGATCGGCTGATGGCGGCGATGATCTGCCACCAGGTCATGGAGTTGCTGCGCCCGAAGCGTGCGGGCAAGCGGAAGGACACGCGCCGGCGCCCCGTGGACGATCTGACGGGTTGGTAATTCAGACTGCGCCGATGCTCCACCTGCTCGCGCTCGTGACGCCGCTGGACCCACTTCACGGTGATGGCTACGGATTCTGGAGTGGGATCGGCTCTGACTTCGGCGAGGTGACTCTCGTCGTTGCCGTGGCCGCGTGGTGGCATCACCACAACTGCATCGAGAAGGGCTGTTGGCGCAAGGGTCACGCCGATCCGACGCACGGCCACCCGCTGTGCAAGGTCCATCAGACGGCGATCTGATGGCGCCGACCCTCTGGATTCCCGGCAAGGATGACCCGTTCGCCTACCAGTGCAACGTCTGCGGATCGCTGTTTCGGGAGTCCGAGCAACGCAGTTGGCAACAGCACGTCGGACCGTGCGCGCGGGCAAACATCGACCGCATCAAGGCCAAGATGGATCGCGCCGGTGCGGGACCGCTCGGCGAGGATTTCGACCCAGAGATCACGAAGCACATGCGCAAGGTGGGGGAGAAGATGCTCCGCGAGGGTCGGCTTGAGGTGAAACCCGAGGAGAGGGCTGGGTTCTCCTGAGCGGTCGGCGGCGCGTGTCACTATGCGCCGCAAGCGACTACGGAGGGCTGACGTGCAGCGCACTTGGGTAGTGAGGCCGGATCGAGAGGTAACAACGACCGGCGACCCGATCAGCGCTGTCAGCCAAGAGGCCCTGATGAAGGCCCTTGTCGATGCGGCGGTCATGCTCGACCGCGCTGGCGGATGCTTGTTCGTGCAACTGATCCGCGCGGAGACTGGCGTACCGGGCGAGCGTGTTACCACCTTGGCTCAGGTCGAGTGGAAGGACCGCACCGATGCACGCCCGCAGCCCGAGCAGGTCGGCGAGTTGGAGCCGTTGCGCGTGGTTCCCGAGCCGGAGCTGCCCGCCGATGCCGTTCCCGTCGAGCAGGACGAGGACATATACGCAGACGCGGAGCTGGACGAGATAGCGGTCGACGAGAGTGCGGTACCCGCAGGGCTCCGAGGCTCCTAACCGATGGCTAGCGATTCGGACCTCGGCTCCTACGGGCCGATCACCTGGGAGGGTGCGTCCCCCGAAGAAGCTCAGCAGGTCGGTCGCATCGTCACCCGGGCATTCCGCTTTGAGCAGAACCTTGGCCGTGAGCTGCGCGAGAAATACAACCGCTTCTACACGCAGTACCGCGGCTTCAAGGGCTTTCGCGCGGAGTGGGTGAAAGCGACGCCCAATGATCGGGACGGCATGGTCCCCGAGGCGCACGAGAAATGGGGCTCGCGGTTGCATATCCCGATGTCCTTCCGGACCATCGAGACGATCGTCCCGCGCGCGATCGCCAACATGCCGAAAATCCTGATCCTGCCGCGCGACGAACAGTTCCGCAAGAACGCCGAAACGATGCGCCTGCTGATCGACGCTCAGCAGAATCAGATCAGCATCGACCTGCCGCTTCAGGCCGTGATGCGCGCTGGGCGGATCTATGGCCTGGGAGTGAGCAAGTGGTATTGGCGCACAGAGACGCGGTCACGCCGGCGCATGGAACCGGACGCGCTGACGCCCTCGAAGTACGTGCTCGGACCGCCGAAGCCGCAAACGACCTTCGACGACCCGATGTTTGAAGACGTCGATGTGTTCGACTTCATGTGGGACCCGTTCGGCTCGGACATGCGGACCTGCGAGTGGACGATGCACCGCCGCTGGATGAGCACCGAGGCTGTGCTGCAGCGCGTCACCTCTAAGACCTGGGCGACGCCGAGTGCTCAGAAGCTGACCGAGGACTCAATCCGCAGCCTCGGCGTGAGCAACAAGTTCTACGATCAGGTGTGGGAGCACCGGATGGCGGAATCGGGGCTGTCGGCCTTCCGCGCCGCGCGCTTCGGCGAGCACCCGCATGAGCTGCTGGAGTTCCACGACGGCGAACGAGTGCTGAGCGTGCTCGACCGCCAGGTGCTCGTGCAGGACGGCGAAAACCCCACCGGCGATATGCCGTTCTCGATCTACCGCCCGACGCCCCTGAACAAGCAGCTCGTCGGTATCGGGGATCTGGAGCCGATCGAACACCTCCAGCGCGAGCTCGACACGCTGCGCTCTCAGCGCCGGGATTCCGCGACGATGGCTCTCGCGCGCGGCTATGCCTTCGACGGTGCGGCGATCGAACGTGACGATCTGGAGTTCGGGCCCAACGCCGCGATCGAAGTGAGCAACGCGACGCCGAGAGACGCGATCATGGGCCTTCCGCTGAACGAGGTGCCGGGCTCCGGATACCAGGAGGAGCAGGCGATCATGGCGAACCTCGAAGCGATCCCCGGCATGGCCGACGCGCTGAACAACCAGCCCGGCAGCGGCGAAGGGACCGCGACCGAGGCGACGCTGTCACAGGCGGCACTCGGGCGCCGGATACAGCTCTCGGCCCGGAGATTCGAGGAGGAGATCATCCGCCCGACAGCACGGGGCTGGGTTGGGCTCAACCAGGCGCACATTCAGGAGAACCGCCCCGATCTGCTTATCCCCGGCCAAGGCGGACAGGAAGAACTCCCGGAGGGCCAGTGGCGGCGCTTCCCCGTCGGTCCCGGCGAGCTGGAGGGCGACTTTGAGATCGAACCGGACGGCGGCGCGATGGCCGAGCGCAACATCCCGCAGGACCGTGCAGACGCGCAGTTCATGATGACCAACCTCGCGCACGACTTCTACGTGAACCCGACGAAGGTGCGCCTGCGGGTGATGGAACTGTACGGACTCAAGCACTCCCAGTCCTACCTGCGCGATCCCACGCCTGCCGTGCCGCTTGCCGTACTGCGGGTTCTGATTCAGCGCGGCGTCGACCCGGCGATCATTCAGCAAGCATTCCTTGAGGCGCGCGAAGTCTCCGCACCGCAGGAAGGTCCTGGGGCCAACCAGATCACTGAGCAGATCCCCGTGGAAGGGACGGCATGAGCGCACAGCCCGGGATACCTCCGCAGCTCCTCGCTCAGATGCAGAACGGCGGACAGCCGCAGCAACCGGCCGAACCGGCGCCGCAGGCACCGACGCCCGAACAGGCTCTGGAACAGGAGCTCGAAAAGGTTCTCGGCGGCGAGCTCCCCGGCGCGGGCTACCTGTTCCCCGACGATCCCGAGAAGCGCCAGATCAATCTCGTCAAGACGACGCCGGAGTTCGCGCGCGCGGCGCTACTCCGCGCTGTCGAAGTCTGTGCGTTCAAGGCCCAGATGATCTACGGCAACACGCCCGAGAGTGAGGCTGCGAAGGCGGCGCTCGCGTTCTCGCAGGCATACCTTCTGCTCGACCCGACCGTGGACGAAAGCGGCGTCCCCGTTGGCGCCCAGGCGGTCGCCCAGGGTGAAGCGCAGGAAGGGGCGCACGCCGCGCAGGGCGCTGCCCAGCAGGCCGTCAACGAGCATCAGCACGGGCTCAACGTGGCGCTTGAGGAACACAAGAGCGACATGCAGGCCCGCGTCGCCGCGCACGCGTCGGGTGCCTCGTTCAAGCGTCCCGTCGATCAGAACGGCTACGTCGAGCCACCTCGCGTGCAGCCGAACCCCGCGGAGGAAAAGATCGCAACCGAGCACAAGAGTCAATCGCAGGAGCTGAAAGGCGCCCGTGGCGACCGTCCGCTTCCAAAGCCGCGGGTGGGCTCCTGATGCGCGTCACGCAGCCGTATCGAAAGGGTGGATCGCGCGGACCGAGTCCCGTGCTCAGTCAGATGTTGGCCGGCAAGAAGCCCGGCGCACCGGGAACTGGTAACAACTTGGCACTAGCGATGAAAAAGGTAACACCCAAGAAACAGCGCACGATCCCGCGCTACTGACGACCGCAGCGGGTTCTACTCTCGCGACACGATGGCCGAGAGAGTTACCAATCCCGCGATGACACGTCACGTCGAGAGGGAGTGGAGAGGCGCCGAGCGCCTTTCAGACCTGATCGAGGCGGCGGAAGCTGTCGAGGTAATGCGTGCTACTCCCGGCTGGGATGCGCTGATTCGCGTCGTGGAGCGTGAGATCCGACTGATCTCCACGGGCCTTGAGCGCGGAATGGCGACCGACCATGCTGCGGAGTACGCGAAACAGCACGGTCGGCTTGGTGGGCTGCGGAGCGTGATGGAGGCCGCGGAGGCCATCGTCGAGCGCGCCGAAGTCCGCCGCAGGCAAGCAGAAGACGCTCAGGCCGCGCGTGCGGTCCGTGAGCACGATGAGGCCGTCGAGTCGGTCTCAGAGAGGAAGGCTGCGTAATGGAGGCATCGGGTGCCGGACTCGCCGCGAGTGGCGACGGTGGTAGTCAACAGTCAGACGGCGCAGCCGCCGGAGGTGGGTCGCAGGACGGCCAGGGCCAGCAGCAGGGCCAGTCCCAGCAGGGCCTGACCGATGCGGCGATCCAGCAGTTCACGGACACACTCAGCGGTGTCTCTGATCAGCAGGAGTCGATGCGTCAGTTCCTGGAGTCTCAGCAGCAGCCTCCCGCTGAGCAGCAGGAACAGCCAACACCGCCAGACCTGAGCTTTCTCGACGAGAACGCCCCGGGCTTTGACCCCGCTGTCGCTGCTCAGCGACTACAGGAGGTCATGCGGTCAGAGGCAGGTGCGGAGGCGCAGAAGCAACTCAAGGCCGAACTCGATCCGATTCGAGAGACGGTCAGCAACATGCAGCGCCAGCAGGAGGCCGACACTCTCGTGGCCGAGTTCCCGGAGCTCGGCAAGGAGGAGACCGCGAAGGCCGTCGTGAGTGCCGCAGAGACACAGGCGGCGATCATGGGAATGCCACAGCTCGCGGCCAATACCGCGTTCGTGCGGCAGGTGTATCTCGCAGGGCGGGCCACGGAGCTTGCTCAGCAACAGCAGGGCGGCGCCGCGTCGGCGTCAGGAGTAGCAACGCTCGAGGGTGCCGGCGGGGCGAGTCCCGGCGGTGCGCAGCAGGGCGCAGAGAGAACAGCCGAGTCGATGCAGCAGAAGTGGGCGGGGCGATCGAACGTCCTCGCCAAGCTGTGACGGCCCGCTGACCCTGTTTCGCACATAACTAGCCCTCGAAAGGGGTGATCTGATGGCGACCGTTACGGGCGCACAGACAACCACCACGATTCTGAGCAACCAGCTCGCGATCGATATCGGTAAGACGATCTCGCTCCTGGAGCCGGACGCTCAGGTGCTCACCGTCCTGTCCCGCGATGCGGAATCCCGCGATACTGTCGCGACGAAGTTCCGCTGGCTCGAGGACGAATCCAAGGCCCGCTTCGACACGACCTCGGCCGCAAACGCAACGACGACCTCATTGGAAGTCGCGGTCGTGCACGGGACGTACTTCCAGCAGTGGGACCAGGTGCTCAACACGCGCACCGGCGAGCAGTACCGCATCGACTCCGTGGCGGGCAACACGCTCACGGTGACGCGCGGTATCGGCTCAACGGCCACGGCGATCCTCGAAGGCGACGAGCTGTACATCATCGGGACCGCTCAGCCGGAGAACGATACCTCCAAGGTGGCGCGCTCCAAGACCCCGAGCCTGCTCGAAAACAACACCCAGATCTTCCGCACGCCTTGGGAAATCTCGGGTACGGCGGAAAACGTCGGCTACATGGTGAACCCGCGCGAGTGGGACCGCCTGGAGCGCAACGCCGCGCTCGAGCACGCGAAGGACATCGAGCTCGCCCTGCTGTTCGGCCGCAAGTCGGCCACGACGCCAGGGTCCGCGGAGGACCGCACCACCGGCGGAGTCCTGTCCTTCATCACGTCGAATCAGACGGATGCCGGCGGGACGCTCTCCGAAGCGGAGTTCAACGCGTTCATGCTCCAGGTCATGCGGTACAACAGCCGCAAAGAAGCGCTCGCGCTCTGCTCGGGTGTCGGCCTCTCGGCGCTGAACAAGTTCCCCGCCTCCAAGCAGATCACGAAAAACGAGGAATCGTCCTACGGGATGAACGTGACGCAGTACACGTCACCGTTCGGGACGCTGAAGGTCGTCTACCACAAGCTGATGGAAGGCGCCAAGTACGGCGGCTACATCATCGTCGTGGACATGGAAGAAGTGGCGTACCGGCCGCTGACGAACCGCGACACGAAAATCCGGCCCAACATCCAGCCGAACGACCAGGACGGTCGCAAGGACGAGCTGCTCACGGAGTGCGGCTTGGAGTTTGGACAGCAAAGAAAGCACGGGCTTATCAGCGGTATAACCGGATAAAGATTGTGAGGAATACCGGACGCGGGCTGCGGCTTGCGTCCGGTAGACTTCACCTCACTAACAAAGCGCCCCCGCACCGTTGACGCGGCCGGGGGCATGGCACAGGAGGTTCAGCTCCAATGCTTCTCGATCGTAACTCGTTCGCCGCAGAGTTCGCCTGTATCCGGGGGTTTGCGGTCATCGGCCCGGACACGGCGATCATTCCGCTCGGCCGTGGCCTCATGGGAGCCGGGCACAAGGGGTACCGCCTGACCGATGAGTTCGCTCTCGTCTCCCGCGAGGACGTTCATCTCGGGCGGTTCTACTGGTCTAAGAGTCGATGGGGGTACGCGCGCCGACGGACGCCCGAGGGTCGCACGATCCTCCTGCACCGCGAGCTGATGGGCTGTGTGCTCGACGACGGACTCGTAATCGACCACATCAACCGCGTAAAACTCGACTGTCGCCGCCCGAACCTCCGACTTGTGACGCAGGCGCAGAACGCGCAGAATCAAGGATCGAGGGGGCGCACATCGTCGCATCGTGGCGTCTCATTCAAGGCACGCGATGGCAAGTGGGTTGTGAACCACAAGCTCGACGGCAAGCACGTCTACCTTGGCGCTTACGACGATGAGGAGACAGCGGCCGGGGTTGCCCGTGCGTGGCGCGCGAAACACATGACGCACGCAATGGACTAGCGCTGTCCGCGAGCGCGGGCATCATGCGCGCAACCGACAGGAGGAGTGAATCGTGTCCGCTGCAACGCTTGAGAAGCCCGCTGAGAAGCTCGCCGCACCGGAGAAGGTCGCGGTGTTCCTGGCGCGGCGCTCGGGGCTGAAACTCGTCATCAAGCGGGAGCAGCAGCGCAAGGACACCGAAGGCAACGTGGTCGAGACGATCGCGGGTCAGCGGGTTGCGTTCGTGGACGGGAAACTGCGTGTGCCGCTGAGCGGGACGATGCGCGGCGAGAAAGGCGAAACGCTCAAGGCGCAGGAGGTGCTGAACTTCCTGCTCGGCGAGGAGGGCGTGCGGCCTGCGCATCCGCTGCTCGGAGACCGCTTCGACGGCTTCTGGCGCCATGAGGAACCGGCTCCCGCACCGACCGCGACCGAACGCGAGATGCTCTCGCAGCTCAGCATGGACCTCGACATCGACGGGTTGCAGCGGTTCATCAAGGCCGAGGAGTCTGGCTGGGACCGCGACACGCTGCTCACGGATGCGCGGAGTGCCCTTGAGCGGGCCGAGAAGATGGCGGAGGAGCGCGCGAAGCTGATCGCCGACGCCGAAGCCCGCGGGGCCGCAGCGAAGCCCAAGGCGTAGAGCATGGCCCGCGTCCAGCACACCGATGTCATCATCGGCGCGGGTGCTGGCCTAGTCGTCAGCCTGACTAAACACGGGACGACGACGCCGGCAGTCCTGTGGGCGGACGCGACGAGCGGCACGGAACTGCCGCGGCTCGTCACCAACGAATACGGCTTCTACTCCGTATGGCTGGACGAGGGTGAATATGACGAGTCGGTCCCGCAGTCGCCGCAGGAGGACCGCGTTCTGTCGATCCTCTCCTACCAGTCGCTGCGTGCCGCCGCTGAAGTCAAAGAAGGGCCGCCTGGGCCAGCGGGACCGCGCGGCGAATCCGGCGCAAGCGAAGCACCCGCGACGATCGCTCGGGTTTCGTCCTTCCCGGGGAGTCCAGTCGACGGCGAAGAAGTCGACTATGTCGCCAGCAGCGGCTCTGGCATCGTGTGGCGCTTTCGCTTTCGCTCAGCCGGGACGACGCATAAATGGGAGTTCATCGGTGGGTCTCCTCTCAGTTCGGCGACAGCTGGCGATATCACGACGGCGAGCCCGACCAATGTTGCGCTCACGGGCGGCCCGTCGGTCACGCTCCCGTTCGCCGGTGAATACGCGATTGATCTCTCGCTCACGATGAATCCGGCGTCCTCCGGCATCGCCCTCGCCACGGCCTTCGTCGGTACTAACGAAACCGGAGCGGTCGCGATGATCGCCGCCGCTAATCAGAGCATCTTGCGCAGCCAGGTAGGGGTCTACAAAGCTGCGGCCTCCGAAGCGGTCACGATCAAGGTTCGCAACGCCAATAGCATCCTCACCCGCTTCGTAAATGCTCGGATCAGCGTAGTTCCGGTCAAGCTCGGCTAATGCCCTTCGCAGTCGAAACCAGTGTCAAGGTGCAGGGCCTCGTGAACGCGGTGATCGAAGACGGCCAATTCGACGTGACCCCGACCCAGGCGTTGCGCTGGCTCAACAGCCGCCAGAAGCAGATGACGGCTCGCTCGGCGTGCTATCGCAAGACGCTCAGCCTCGGCAATACCGTTGAAGGACAGGCGACATACGCGGTTCCTGCGGACGTCGTGCGGGTGCTGCAGGTGACGGTCGCCGAGTTTCCCTACCCGGAGGTCCGCCACATCGACTTCACGATGATCGCGAACGGCTGGGAGGTGCTGATCGGCGAAGGCGGCGTGATGGCGCGCGACGACTCCGGTGCGGGCAACGCGCAGATCCGCATCTCGCCGACTCCTGGCAACGAATCTCAGCCGCTCAGCATCTACGCGATCATGCTCTCGCCCGACTTGGTGCTTGGCGATGACACGACGCTCGTGGTGCCACCCGACTACTACGACGCGCTGATTGCAGGCGCCATCGGCACGGGTTCGCGCGGGGAAGCCCGCTACGACATTGCGGGCACCGCTGAGACAGCGTTCGCCGCGTCCTGCGAGGAGCTGAATGTCGCCACGCGCAGGAAGTTCCACGGTCGCGGCCCCGCACGGATCAGGGTGCAGCGGTCCAGGCGATGGCTGTAGGGCTTGCTCACCAGATCCAAGCTGACTTCTCGGGCGGCATGTTCCGGTCGGGGGCGCCGGAGCGCATCCCCGCAAACGCCGCCTACGACCTGACTAACACGCTGCTGACGCGCAACGGTGGCTTCTTCAAGCGCGGCGGTGCGGCGTATCGCGCGACAGCCTTCGGTGCGGGGCTGCGGTTCATCTGGGACGGGTGGCTGTCCAGCGGGCAGACGACGCTTGTCGCCTCGACGGCTGCGTTCGGCAAGGTCGCCAGCGGCGCTGTCTCGAGCATCGGCGGATCAGGGCTCACGCGCGCGGGGCGCCCAGCGGTCTACGAAGGCAAGATCTACATGCCCGGCGGCTTCACCTATGACGGGACGAGCGCGAGCGAAGCGGCCGTCGTGGCGCCCTACTACGCGGTCGTGGCAAACCGTCTGCTCGCCGCCGAGGGGTCGCGCGTCTCGTTCTCGGTGATCGGCAAACCGGCGACGTTCGAAGCGACCGACTTCCACGAGCTCCCCGGCGGTATCGAAATCCTCGGCGTGGAGGGACTGCGCTCCTCCGCCGCAGTGTTCACGACCTCGGGCGTGTGGGTCATCGGCAACCTTGCGAAAAACCTCGTCGACGAAACCGGGAACGTCCAGCAGACGCTCGACCTCTACAGCCAAGACCTCGTGCTGTGGGGCTCGGGCGGGATCGCGTCGTGGGAGGGTGCGCTCGTTGTGCCCGGCACCGAAGCGATCTACCTGCTCTCGCTGGGTGTCAGCTCCGAAAAGGCCAACTCGTTCGTGCGGATCTCCGATTCGATCGTCGACCTCTATCAGCAGTACGTGCAGGAGGGCTACGCGCCGGGGCAGGCCACCGTCTTCAACAACCACTACCTGCTGCCGATCATCGGCGGCGGCGATGTGGTCGACGTGCTTGTGTGTCGCCTCGACCTACCGATGAAGGATGGGCACTCGCGGCCGTGGACACACCTGGCGGGCTCCGGCGCCAAGGTCGCGGCGTATGCGACGCGCGTCACGTCGGGCTTCTCGCGCACGCCCGAACTGCTCGGGGCGCTCTACAGCGCTGCGGACAGCCGCCCCGTGACGCTCTCCTATCTGAGCCCCACGGCAAGCACGACCACCGACCAGGACGGCACGGTGCCGCGCTGGACGATTACCACCCGCGCCTACCCGACGGGCAACAACGTCCAGAACACCGTGACGAAGCTGAAGGCCCGCTATCAACTGGCCGGCGCGAGTTCACCGACGATCAGCTGTGCGGTGTCCACGGAATCTCCCGTGCAGCCCGCGGGTGCCGCAACGTGGGGCGCGGCGAGCTGGGGCGAATTCACCTGGGCGTCTCCTGCCGAACAGGACTTCGACGTGCTCGTGGACCTGACGACCAAACTCCCGCTGCTGGCGCCGGTCGATCTTGACGGGCGTAATCCCTACTCTTGGCACCCGAGAAAGAAAGTGCGCTACATACAATTCCGCCTAACCAGCAATGATCCGACATCGCAACTGTCGATCACTTCGCTTGAGCTATCGATCAGGGCGCAGGGGAGGACATAGATGCCGGTTCTGCCCCACAGCTTTCAGGACAACGTCAACCAGATCGCCAGCGGCGTGCAGGTCGACGAAAACTTCGACGTGCTCAACACGGCGGTCGAGGCGCTTGAATCTGCGGCGAACATCGGTCCTGTCAGCGGGCGTGTCGAACGGGCGCTGAACACACCGATCCTCGCCAGCGGAACGCAGAACATGATCGTCACCGGCGACATCCAGCTTGAACCGACGGGCGGCTTTGGGGTAGGCGTGACGTTCAAGGTGGGTGCGACGACGGTCTGCGAACTGTTCGCCAACGAAGGCATCGGCCACCCGATCCGCCTGTCGTTCTCCTTCCCGGTGCCAAAGGGTGCTCAGTGGGAAGCGGTCGCGGGCGCTCACGCGGCTAGCCTGCACTCCTCCTACTGCCCGATCTGATGGCTGGGCCCGGATTCGTCAAGATCGGTGGCAAGGTCGTCGGCGGACCCACCGCCGCGAACGTGTATCGCAACGGCGCGACGCCTCCCGGACCGCCCACTCCTTGGACGCCGCCTCCGATCCCCGTGGGCGACTACAACCCGGTTCGCGATAACGAACTCGCAGAAGGCAAGCTCTCAACAGATCAGGTGCTGACGGGCGACGAACGTCGGCAGACCAACGCCGAAAACGGCTACGCGACGAATCTCACGCTCCTGCAGCAGAAGGAAGCCGCGCAAAAGCAGACGGGGCAGGAAACGCTCGCACGGCTCGCGGAAGGCTACAGAAAGCTCGGCACGCGACAGACGGAAGGAGCCAACGCCGCGGGTGAGTTGCAGGGCGGTGCGCTGCTCGCCTCCGCACTCAAGCGCAACGCCAACGAAGGCGTCACCAAGGGTGCCGACGAACGCAACCTCTCCGAACAGCTCAAAGCCGACGAAAATCAAAAGGGCCAGATATCGGTTGACGAGTCTCAACTGGTCGGCCCAGGAGGCTCGCTCACCGAAGCGATGCAGAACGCCCGCCAGGCGCTACAGCAGCGCGACGAAAGCATAGGGATGGACAAGGGTGTCGAAGCCGCCAAGGAACACGAATACGAAGCGCCGACGGGACCGCCCAAAGTAGCGGCCGCCGTCCCAGCCCGTAGTGCCTCGCCTGTCGTGAAGCGTCCTCCCGCGAAGTCCGGCGGCAGTGCGCATCCGCTGCTCGCTGCGGCGAAACGAAGGGGCAGGGGCTGGTAATGGCTGCTGCACAACAGCAGCGATGGGCGTCTCAGGCCGCTGTCAACGCGCTGCTCCGGACCCAGCCACAGCGCGAAGGTCTCGCGGATCTCCAACGTGCGGCTGGGGAAAAGTTCGCGTCCAGTGTCGCTGCGGCCAAGTCCGAGGGAGCGCTGGGGACGCAGGCCGCGAACGCGGCGATCCCCGCGACTCAGCAGATATTCGCCAGCTCGGCCAAGCAGGGGGAACGGGGCGCGGCGCTGTCCTCTCCGGTGCTCGCGGCTCTCGCTGCCAATAGCCCGTTCAAGGCTGCGGCGGCCAACGAGCAGTCCGCGGGAACCGAACGGCGTGCCAACACCGAAGCGTCCGCACTCTCCCGCCTGCAGCAGGAGAAGGTGTCAGCCGCGAACCTGCCCGCGTACGGGCGCCAGGCCGCGCTCGCCCAGCTCGTCAAGGATCTCGGCGGAATCACCGGCAAGCAGGAACAGCTCAACGCGACCCAGGGTGCGGACGTGCAGTCCGAAATCGACAAGCAGCGGACCGAAGCGAACAAACTCGCGGCAGGGGAAAACGCGTCGAAGCGCAGTGCTGCAACCTCTACGGCCAACAGCGAACGCAGCGCGGCAACCTCTACGGCGAATAGCCAACGCACGGCGGCCACCTCTACGGCGAACAGCCAACGCACGCAGGCGACGGCGCAGGGAAAGAACGCCAAGGGGCAGCAGGTCTACAAACCGCTTCCCTCCACCGCTCAACTCAAAGGTGCGGCGACGCTTCGCGAAATCGAACACGAAGTGCGCCAAGCGCATCAGGAAAACCACCCCGCGGGGCAGATCCTGCAGGAACTCACCCAAGAACACCCGGCCATCAACCAGCCCAAGATGATTCCCGAGATCAAGAACGGGAAACCCACGGGCAAGGCGGTGCCGCTGGAAAACAGCAAAAAAGAAGTCCAATACGAAAAGGCACCGGCGCTACCCAAGCGCGACCAGTTGCTCTCCGAAGCCGCGATCGACTCCGTGCTGAACTACGGGCGCGTGAGTAAGGCGACGCTCGCGAAGCTGCACAAAGCTGGCTACTCGCTTTCCGCGCTGCAGTTGCAGGGCCCGGTGCCTGCACCGCCGCAGGTGCAGAGCACCGCACCCGGCTCGCGCATCAGCACGGAACGCAACCGCAAGGGCCGCTAATGCCGGCGTCAGGCCGCGGCGCCAACCTCGACCTCACGCGGCGGATCGGCGCGTCGCCACCGCCGGCGCCAGCACGACCGGCCCCTACGCCGCGCCAGCAGGCCGTCGTCAATCTGCGTTCGGCGCCGACAGCCGAACCCTTCCACGCGGCACAACAGCAGGCTCAGCACAACGTCCAGCACGCGCAGGCGCAGCTTCCTGCCCAGCCGACGCCGCACATTCCGCGCCTTGCCAATCCCACGCCGGCGCAGGTACACGTCGCGCTGTCGCTCGCGCGTCACTCGCAGGACATGGCGATTGGCGCCAACCCAGGCGCCCAGCGTGAACAGCAGTACCAGCGGGGCATCATCAGCGATCCGCGCAACGCTGACTTCGTGCGCTCCGTCGCGCACTACATCCAGGCCGAACGCAATCGCAACGCGCAACTGCTCGCACCCGATCTCTCGCTGGGCCACGCCGCGCGCCCAGCCGTCATTCACGAAGCGGTGCAGGGCCACAACATCTTGCAGCAGGCGAACAACATCGTCGGTCCCGTCCACTCCAACGACATCGCCGAACTAGAGAAGCTGCGTCGGGCCTACTCAAAGCCCGAACGTCAGATCGACCTCGCCAACCCGACATCCTTCACCCAGACGCTGCTCGGCCAGCCCGTCACAGACGGCACTACATATCAGCGCAATCCCTCCGCAGCAATACAGGCGGCCAGCGAAGCGGGCACGGCCAAGCGGTTCAACGCCTCCCGCGTTGCCGCCATCCCACAGGAGCTCGCCGAACAGAAAGCCGAACGCGAATCACGCGACCTGCGTATCAAACTCCCTGGCGCGACGATCGACCCGTCCAAGGGAGTCCTCGCCGCCCTGAACGTGGCGGCGAACCTCAGTCCCGCACCGCACGGCGTCATCGGCGACATCCTCAACGAAGCCGTTGACCTGCCGGGGCAGACGTTCCTGTCGAGCTTCCTCACGGGCGCCGGCACGGCAGAAGCGGCGCAAGGGCATCCGCAGCAGATCGAATCCATCGGCAAGGGCGTCAAGGAACAGTTCACCCATCCGATTCGCAGTCTCGAGCAGGCGCCATTGGCGACGCTGCTGACGCTCGCCGGTGCCTTCAGTGGCGGGGAGACGGCAGCGGCTGGGCTGGCGCGCGGACTGGGCCCAACGGCGCTCAAAGATGCGCTGTCCACCGCACGCCCGGACCTCAAGCTCTACGGCGAGCCCGTACCGTCGACTGCACCCCGCGTCGACCCAGGCGCACCGCGCGTGCCTGGGAGCACCGACCCCGTGCGGGCGCCGACGCTGAGAAGCGATCCCAACGCACCGCAGTCGCCGGGCATCCGAGTCACCAACCGCTCCTACAACAAGGCGCCTACGCGCATGATCGCGCAGAAGGTCGGCGAGAAAGCGATGACCAAGCTGCCCGGCAGCCTTCGTCAGGCAGATCCCTTCCAGGCCGAGGGCTGGCGCCTGCGCCGTAATCTCGCCGGCGGCAAGTTCACCCGCACCGGATACGCCGACTACACGACAACGGGCGAGGAGCAGTCGCGGCGCATCGTGCAGAAGGGCACCGTGCGGAAGGTCGTCGAACACGCGCCCAAGAACGACACGGCAGCCGAGGCGGTCCCGTACATCTTCGACAAAACGGCACGCACGCCGCAGTCCTTCAAGGCCGACATGCTCGCGCGCCAGAAGCACCTGGAAGACGTCCAGCCGTCCCTGATCCCTCGCGAGCGCTCTGAAAACCAGGTCTCGATAGACCACATCAAGAGCATCCTGAAGGATCCCGAACTGGCGAAGCACCTGCCCGAAGCCTTCGCCTCGGCGAAACGCCTGCGAGCGCTGCAGGTACCGCTCACGGCCCTGCGCGTGCTGCATGGTGGTCTCGATGCGAACCAACTGCGCGCGGCCTTGTTCCCCTACGCGCAGGCTCACATGGGCGCCAAGCACTTCACCGTCGAGGATCATCTGGCGGCCGAGAAGGCGGCGCTGAAGCGTGGCGACGTCCAGGGCGCACGCGAAGTCTCCGGGCGCGATCCAGTCAAGCTCGCCCACTACGAAGCCGCACAAGCCGACACGGCCGCCGCAGCGACGCGCATGGATCAGGCGCAGTCGAAGCTCGCCTTTGAGCAGCGTGAATCGGAGCACCTGAAGGCCGCTGAGCGCGCCGCGCCGCGCAACCAGGACAAAGCTGCGCTGGGCATTCGTCGCGACAAACTGCTGGCGGCGCAGGCGGAGTACCGGGCCGCACACGATCAGGTGCGCCAGGTCGCGCAAGCTACCAAGGGCGTCAAGAAGCCACAGCCGCAGGCGGCTCTGCGCTATGCCGACGGGCGCATCCTCCACACCCAGGACATCTATGCCCACTTGGACGCGGCCGGCCTGGAGCACCCCGGCTTTATCTCCCACCAGGGCGGCGGCAAGAAGTCGTTCTTCGCCTCAGTGCGCGGCCAGCCGGCCGCTGAGGGCCATCGCCGCACCGGCGAGGCATACCGCAAGGGCACCGTGGATCACAGCTACCAGGGCCTCACAGCGCACTTCGCTGCCGAAGCGGGCAAGGTGGCCCAGCACGAGGGGCGCACGTTCGGGATCAACCACTACACGATGGGCAGCTTCGATCACGTAGACGAGGCCCACCACGCCGCCGACAACCTCGAACTCGCCAACCACGCCGACGCCTCGCGCATCGCAGCGATCAACCCAGTTGGCCTCATGGGGCGCCTGCAGGGCGACACGCGCCCCGCGCTGACTGTGATCGACAAGGGCACGCACCGCATCCTCGAGAAGGGCTTCGTCGATAACCGCGACATCCACGGGACGCTCGAGCAGCACCACCTGACTCAGCACACGGACTTCGCACAGCCGCAGGACGGCAAATACGCGGTCATCCCGACGGTCGTGCATGACCGCTGGCACGCTCACGACAAGGCGGTCAGCGCAGGCGACGGAGCTCTCGGCGACGTCAAGCGCTTTGCCCAGGCGTACACGCAGGCGTTTCGACACGTCAAGTTCGCCACATCGCCCAAACACATGCTGGGCATCGCTGAGGAGAACTTGATCCGCCCGATCGCCGAGGGCGCAGGACCGACGGCGAAACTGACCGGCCACAAGTTCATGGACGCCGTCTCCAAGGCCGCGGAAGTCGATCACACTGGTCTGCTCGCCGACAACGTGGGACCGCTCGGCTCTGACTACCGCGCGATCAACGGCATCCTCGCCGGGCGCGGCGGGATCGTCGAGAGTCAGGGGCTCAACGACATCACGCGCAAAGGCAATACGTGGATCAACGGAGCGCTCGGGCGCGGTGTGGAGGGCGCTGGGCGCAGCCTGCCGATGAAAGGCTGGCTCGCCTACCGTCACGGCACCGAAAACGCGCTGATCGCGATCGAGCATCAGGGGCGCGGAGCGCTCATCGGCAAGGCGCTGAAGGAGGGCGGGTTCGTCAAGAGCTACCGCGACATCCTCAAGCTGCAGGACGAAGGGATGCGCCAGTGGATCGACGGCAAGATGACGGTCAACAGCGCCGTCGCTCTGGCGAAACGGGTCGACGACATGGGCGGCAACTGGAACCATCAGACGCCCGCCGTGCGCGCGCTCGTCTCAAGCGTCATGACGTTCGGCAACTGGTGGCTGAACTCGATGCGCTGGCTGTACCGCCTACCCGTTACGCACCCCGTCAAGACGGCGATCGCGGCCAGCCTCTACAACGGCACACGGGCGCTGCGCAACGCCGAAGGGCAGGGGTACAACGCGACGTCCAAGAACAAGAAGTTCCTGCAGGGGACTTTCCCGCTGACGCTGCCGGTCTTCGGCTCGGGCCGGGTCAACCTGGGCTACTACTCGCCGATGGGTGTCGCGGGACCGGAAGCGCCGAGGACCGCCATCGACCAGATGCTGCCGCAGTTCTCGGGCCTGATCTCGGGTCTGAAGGGGGAGAGCTCGCTCACAGGGGAAAAGCTCAAGCAGGCCAACGGTGAAGAACTGACCGCACCGCAGGCCGTGCTCAACGCTCTTTCCAGCGTGCTCTCCGGGCCGACGGTTGGCGCTCAGCAGGCGGAATCCCTCACGCTCCACGGGCGCAAACCGTATGGCACGTCGAACTTGCTGACCAACATCATCGACGCCTTGGGCGGCCCGGCACAGGGCAGGCCGGGTACCGAACAGCCGTGGCCGGTCGTCCTGGGCAAACAGCTTGTCCCGCTGAAGTTCTCCAAAGACGCATCGGGGCCGCAGGGTCGAGGAGGAGCTGCGGCCGCCGGCAGCGCGGGCACGGCTGGCGCGACGATCAGCCCGCGTCAGGCAGCGGCCCTCGCTCGCGCGGTCAAAGCGAGCAACACGACGATCAGCCCGCGTCAGGAACTTGCGCTCAGAGAGGCCAGCAAACGCTAGGAGATCGCTGAGCGCCGCTCACGCCAGCGCTGCCAGCGTTCGTACGCCCAGCCCCCGCCCACGTAGTAGGCGAAGAACAGCGGGATCACGAGGAGCACGACCAGAAAGCCGTTGTATTCCGTCGCGGCGCGCGGATCAGCCATTGCCCCGAGCCGCGTAGCTCCCGCAAGTAGAAGCCAGCCGACGCCTATGGCACCCCACTTCACGATTGGTCTCACGCTGTAAAGGTAACACTTCCGAGCAAAGACGTATTTGTTACCACTTGCGGAGCGCTCTGCGCTGTCGGCGCCCTCAGCCAAGATGGCGACATGGCGGGTGTCGGCCAGCAGGTCTTCCAATTCTTCCGCGCGCACGGGTTCTCGCCGGCACAGAGCGCGGGGATCGTCGGCAACTTCCAGCAGGAGAGTTCGCTCAACCCGCAGTCCTCGGGAGGCGGCCTCGACCAAGGCCAGGGCGCCCGCTACCACCCAGGCTCCCTCGGCCATCAGCTCCAAGCGATTCTCGGAGAACTGCAAGGCCCGGAACGCGGGACGCTCCAAGCTCTCAAGGGCGCTCAGACGCCACAGCAGGCGGCGCTGATCTTCTCCCAGCGGTTCGAGCGTCCCGAAGCTGCTGCTGCAAACAACGCCGGTCGCCAGCGCTACGCCGCGGAAGCGCTGCATCGCTACGGAGGACTCGCGGGCGCCAACATCTCCGGCGGAGAAGGCGGAACGCCGCAGAGCACGGGAACTCACGCCGGTCCCGCCAAGCCGGTCGAACAGACGGCCGCCCAGTCTGCGGATTTGACGGCGCTCGTGTCGGCCCTGCAAGGCTCGGGCGCCAGCTCCACATCGCCTGCGGGTATCCCGGTCGGTTCCGCTCAGCCGGGCGTCCTCGCACCCGTGCGGGATCTCGGCTCCTCCTCAAGCGGTCCGTCACCGCAGGAACTGCTGGCGCTCGTCTCGCAGATCGGCCAGTCGCCCACGTCGGCTTCGACCGTTACTCCCGGCACTCCGCACACGCAGGTCGCCGAAGAACACCCGGGCCAGTACGTCAACCCGCTGCCGGGCTTCACCAAAGGCCGCACGGACATGGGCGTCGACTACTCGGCCAAGCCGGGGCAGCCGATCCGCGCGATCGGCGAAGGCATCGTGCAGCCGATCTCGCCCAACTGGTATGAAGGCCAGCCTTACGTTTCCTACAAGCTGACGAGCGGCCCGAAGGCGGGCCAGACGGTCTACGTCGCCGAGCAGATCACACCGCAGGTCAAGGCCGGCCAGCGGGTGCTGGCAGGCCAGCGCATCGGCGTCTACGCGCCGCACGGTACGGGGATCGAGACAGGCCGCGGCAGCGGCACGCCCGGCCAGACGTTCGCGCAGCAGCAGGGCAACACGGGCGACGCCACGCATGGCAACTCGCCGGCGGGCCAGCAGTTCAAGTCATTCGTCGAACGCCTCGGCGCTCGCTAG